AGATGATAGCAAACGACACTAATCAAGTGATGAAAGAGGCAAGGACTCCTGTGTATTCTGCGATGGGAACAAATGCGCAATATCAAGAGTCGATATTACCTCCGATAGACCAGAGATACCTAGAGCAGCTAGCAGACCGTTATTCGCATTTAAGGACGGTTATTTCGCGTATTGCTTCGCAGTCAGTTGCAAAGGGCTGGGAGTATCATGCAGTAGGTGACACTGGTGATAAAGAAGAGAGAAAAATATTAGAAAGTTTATTGAGAGACCCGACAAGAGGAGATGCAGACATATCTGGTATGGAGTTGTTTAAGGCAATGATAAGGCAACTAGAGATATTTGATGATGTGTGGGTTAGTATTGTTTATGACAGGGTGCAAGGCGGTGAGATGAAGGTAGTCAAACAGCTTTGGGTAGAAGATGCAAAGCACATGAGATTTCATGTAGATGAGTATGGTAGATTTAGAGATGACGTTTATTTTGATGTAATAACTAGAAAGTTTGTAGATGGTCCTGATGCACAGACAGAGGGAGGAATACCTGCTGCAAAGATGGCATATTTCTATGACCAAGGTACAGACCACGAAAAAATACCTTTTGCAAGGGATGAGATTATACATTTTAACAAATACAGTGCGACGGCTAGACTATATGGGCAGTCGCCAATTATGGGTCTTTCTAAGAAAATCGAAACAGCATTAGCGATTGAAAACTTCCAAAACAAGATTTATAAATTAGAAAGACCGCCAAAAGGTTTCTTAGATATTCCAGGCCATGATGAAGAATCATTAAACAGGCTTGGAGAATATATTGCAGAGGAGACTAGACGTAATCCGAACTTTGTTCCTATCATAAGTAGTAGGGGTGAAGGCACAGGAACAGGACAAGCTAAGTTTGTGCCAGTTATGCCTAACATGGATGAGTTGATGGCACTGCCATATATGGAGCGCATTAACAACGACATAAACGCAGCGTATGGCGTTATGCCTATTATAACAGGAAGTACAGCAGGCGTAGGTGGGTTGAATGCAGAGGGTGAACAGGTTAGTATATTTGACAGAACTATATTAGAAACGCAAAAATGTATTGAGATGGGATTCTTTAAGCCGTTGTTAAAGATAATGGGTATAGAAACTTGGAAGATAAGATTTGCAGATATAAATGTAAAGAACGAGCAACAGCAACTTGCTAATATGTTACAGAAGGCAAATATAATTACAGTATTAAATAAAGTAGGAATAGAGGCAACGCTTGACAAAGACGGCAACCTTAAGTTACCAGACAATCCTCAGATAAGTATGCCAGATGATGCTAAACCAGAAGTAGGGGCAATAAAGCCATGAGTGCTTGTAAGAAGTGTTTAGCAAGTGCAATGAGGGTTCATGTACTTAGTTCAGGATTTTGTCAAGAGTGTCAATCAGAATTAGAATGGAAGAATGCGCCACGAGTTATGAAAGAGCAAAGAGAGAGAGCAGCAAGGGTTGCATATTATAAAAAGGCAGAAAAGTATATTGCTAAAAAGTGGAAAGACAAGTATGGTGACGATTCTGTTGAGAATGTACGTGAATACAAATGACTTTTGTATGGGACGATAGTCAGTTTGTTAACATAATTAATCTTTATAAAAAAAGTGAGTATTGGACAGACATTCTTGAAACTGCTGGAAATAATGTAATTGATGATATTGAAAAAGATGCAAAAAGGTTGGCACCTAAAGACACAGGTCAGCTTGAAAATAGTATTGTAGGCAGCGTGTCTACATCAGGCAATAACGTTAATTTTTTGCTTACGTCTTCGCATCCCGCAGCATCGATAATAGAATTTGGGGGATATAGTCCATTTCCTCCATGGGAGGAAGTTGGTGGAGTATTGCCATTTCCAGTGGCAAAAAAAGTATTTGAGAATCAACCATTTAAAGCACCTCAACCTTACATAAGACCTGCGTTGATTAACAATTTACCACGTCTGGAAAAAGAAGTTGTTAAAGTAGCACAAAAGAAAATATAGTTTCCGGAAAGTTATACTTACTTATATACACATATCGGATGTTAGGCCGTGGCAGACGCTGATAATACTAAGTGGAAGGTCTATCGACCAGAGTGGTATAATGACCGAGTATTAGAAACGTTTATTAGCTCACCTATCGTCGACAAACAGAACGACAAGATAGAAACACAGACAATTAAAGACTCTATGGATTTCTATATGAAATACGGAGTTTATTCATACAAGCATGAGGAGATGCCAGTGGGCTTACCTCTTGCATATAAGGTAAAAGACGGCAAAGTCAAAATACGTGTAGGCATACACAACAGGCTTCCTATGCATGATAGAGTATGGGAAGAGATGCAGATATACGGTGACAAGGGCGGTTCATCTATTAGGGGTGAAGCTGAGAAGCAAGAGAAGGTTTGCGAAGGAGAGGTCTGCCACAACAACATCTCCGAGTTGTCTCTTTGGTCCGTGTCATGGGTTGGTAACAAGCCTGCTAACCCAGAAGCTACTGTAACCGCAGTAGCAGCAGCAAAAGCAGAAGAACCTGTAAAGGTGACAAAGCAAGTAACACTAGATGAGATAGAAGGCATGGTAGAAAAGATAATAGAACGCAAGAATGGCGAGTATTGTCTATATGCTAAAAAGGATAGAAAGTTACTGGGATGTCACAAGACAAGGGCTGGTGCAGTAAATCAAGAGCGGGCAATACAAGCTAGAAGATTTAGTAAAATGAATCAAGAATTAGATGAGATATTGGCTGTATTGAAAAAGAAACCATGTTGGGACGGTTATGAAATGGTAGGCTTCAAGTATGAAGGCGGTAAGAAAACACCTAATTGCGTTCCTCAAAAGAAAAGTCGACATCCACAAACTCCTGCAAAACCAAGTGAGAGAAGGACAGGTAGTACTAGAAATCCAAAAGGCACGGCTAGTGGTGAGCGTGGTGGAATAAAATTAAGTGAGGCTAATATTAAAACATTAGAAGGTTATCGAGACAAACACAACAAGAAAGTTGGTAACGCTAAAGGGAAAAAGGCTAATCTAGGAGCATTGAAAGCAGTGTTCCGTAGGGGTGCTGGTGCTTTTTCAACCAGTCATCGTCCTAGCGTTCGTAGCCGAGACCAGTGGGCATTAGGTCGCGTTAAAGCATTTTTAAAACTACTAAGCTCAGGTAGGCCTTCCAATCCGAAATACACCACGGACTATGATTTATTGCCCGCAGGTCATCCCAAATCCACAAAAAAAGCAGAGGACAAAACATTAAAGGTAAAAGCACCTAAAGGCTATCACTGGATGCAAACCTTGAATGGTCCTATGTTAATGGAAGGCGACTACAAACCTCATCCAGGTGCAGTAGAAGCTTTTGAATTTGGACTTATAGAAGACCATGAGGACAGTAGAATAGTAAAAGCAGAGTATCAAGGTAAGAAAGTAGAACTAAACAAACCACGCAGACTTACTGGAGAGAACAAGAAGTTTGGTGTATATGTAAAGAATGACAAAGGCAACATTGTACAAGTTAAGTTTGGTGACCCTAAGCTAGATATAAAACGTGATGACCCAGAAAGGCGTAGAAACTTTAGAGCTAGACACAATTGTGACAATCCTGGCCCAAAACATAAGGCAAGATATTGGTCATGTAAGATGTGGAGTGCAAAGAACGTATCAGATATACTTGCGAAAAGCAATGAACATTTAGATGATATAATAGATTTAATAAAAGCACCTAAAAAAAAACCTAAAAAACGACCTAGACGTAGTGGCAGGTTTGGAAAAAACCCAAGTAAACTCCAATGGAATAATTGTGTGCAAAATGCAAGGAATTTAAAAACATATTATGGAATTCCTATGGCTGAAAACCCAGAAAGATTTTGTGGTGGTCTTTGGTATGATTACGGAAAGTTTGGGCATCAAGATACTGGCGCAGATAAACAACCTAATCCACCTAATAAACATGGACCAGGCATGGGTGGCAAAGACCCAGGCAATGTGACTGACCGTAGTGGTTTAAAATTTAGAAGAGCTATGTTTTCAAATCCAAGTTATTGGCGTAAAGCAAGAAGCAGGATGCTAACTCCTAAAAATATTAAACGATTATTAGGTGGTAAAGGCAAGAAACGTTAGTTTCCGGAAAGTTTAGATTACTTATATACCCTTTTACACATAGACAGGTATGACAGATTGCAGTTGTGGTGGTAATCATACTGAAGCTATCGACGAAGAAGTAGTCGAAACAGAGGATGTAGAAATTGCCGCTGGATTAGATGAGCCAGTAGAAGTCGGTAAAGAAGAAGCTGTCCTAAAAGATATGGAAGCTACTCTTAAGAAACTTAAAGAAGTAATTAATTACTTGAGTGAAAAAGAAGAAGAAAAAATGGACCACGAAGAAAAGATGGACCATGAAGAAAAAGCCGAACACGAAGACAAAGAAGAAGAAGAGGACGAGGAAGAAGAGGAAGAAGAAGAAAAAATGATGGAAGAAAAGAAGCCTAAGAAAAAGGACGACATCGATGAACTTCACAAAGCCGTCACAACATTAAAGAAACACGGTATTGGTGTATACACGGGACAAAAAGCAACCCCCGCACCTACCACTGAAGCTCCTAAAGAAGAAAAAGCTATTGACTGGATGAACGTAACCAAGTCATGGGCAGAACTAGAAGAAGGAGGTAACTAAATATGGCAGGAATAAGTTTTGAAGAATATGTAAACGCCTATTATGGCGGAACACTTGGTATATCCAAGAGGTACGGAATTAGTAAAGCTGATGATAACATTGACAGCAGTAATCCTGCTGGAGCTTTCAACACAATGTTTGGAGCTAAAGTATTTAATCAGTTAAACACTAAGTCAGAAGTTTTTAAACTTTTGAAGAAAGAAGCATGGACACAGTCTGGCTGGAGAGTATTGACTGCACGACACGCAGCAACTGCTGGAGTAGCAGAAGGCGGTGCATTCCCAGATACAGACCACCCAGAAATCCTAGAAGTAACTGCAACTCTAAAAGAGATTGTAACTGCTTTCCAGATGACATCCAGAGCTGAGATATTAGCAGAATCTGATGATGGTCTAGGTAACTTAGCAGCTTTCATGAGAAAAGAAAACGGTGAAGCACACGCTTTTACCATTGACCAAATGTTATTGGCTACAGCAGACACAGCCGCTGGAAACAACTTTGAGTCTTTGGACCGTGTAACTCTAAGTGATGCAGCAGCTAACGCTACATTATCTGACAGAGCAGACATTGACATCTATGACATTGACCGTTCAGCACAAAGCTGGGCAGATGCAACTGTTTCACACAACAGTGGAAGCGACAGAGCATTAACACTAGCAATGTTAGATACATTAATTCAAGGTGCATTAGAAAACGGTGTAAACTATGACGACTTAATTTTAGTCACAGGTCATGATACATACCAGAATCTAAAACAACTAATGCAAACTACATCTAACGCAACATTCAGATATGACTTGGCACAAGGACAAGCAGGAAATGTTAACGGTGTAAGAGGAGAAGGTGGATTGAACTTTGATTCAAGAGTCGGTTCATATGATGGTATACCTATTTTTATCTCACAACACGTAGTAAAAGATACAACCTCAAGAATACACTTGTTAGATACAGCACAGTTGGCTATGAGAATGGCAGCACCAACAACCTATGTTGACAATACTAACTTAGCAGTAAGGCAAGCTCTAAGCAGAGAATATGCATTCATAACTGCTGGTGAATTAATTGTCTACAAATTCAACACTAGCGGAAGTATTAGAGACTTGAACGCTTAATGTTAGTAGGAGGACTAATTAAATGGTCAAAGTTACTAACATATCAGACAGGACTCTTTGGAGGCGGCTACCTTCTGGGGCGGTATTACAATGGGACGCTGGAGAAACCAGAGATGTTGAAAGTAAAAGATTACTTGAAGAAGTCTCTGGCCAAGCCTGCTTCCAAATTACCGACGCAGTTGGCAAAGAAAAAGTTGGAGGAGGGGTTAAGACTCACGTCAAAGGCTCTAAACGTGGGGGCCGACCTTCTAAACCAAAAGCCAAAAAAGAAAAAGTAAAGCCTAAGAAAGGACTCAAGTCCAAGAAAGGGAAGGCTGACTAATGGCTTCTACAGTCGTTAGAAGCAATCAGCGATTAGACAGAACTCGTACAGCAATAACGTTCTCCAATACGGAGACTGC